TGGAGCCGGGGGCTGCGGTGCAGCCCGATTGCGACACAGGGCCGTTCCAGCAACGCAAAACCGGTGTCGCGATTGGGCAGAAAAGCGTCGCAGGCCGCCGCCGCATATAACAGATTGTTCTAAAACTCTCATAAAGCATGTAGGTCAGTTCCTTAAGGTGCCCTAATCCGGGGCATCACCTCCCCAACGGAAAAACCGGTAAGGACTTATGTGCGGATTAGCAGGAGGAATGGAAAAGGGGGTTTTAAAGGCCTTGAGGGGCTGTTTATCCCCCTGATTCCCCCACAAAAAACCGCTTTTGGTACAAAAAGTGGTACGAGCAATCCGCACCTCTTCGCACTACCGGGTGTTTCTCAAGGCGTCATATTCCCGCTCGCACTGCACGCCTGCTATTCGGGCTTGGTCATAAGCTTTCGCCAGCTCTCCCGCTCGAGCATCAGCCCGTGCGAGCAGGTCGGAGAGCACCATGGCGGCGCGGGTGGCTGCCTGGCCTCGGGCGATAGCGGCGGTATCCGTGCCGGGGCAACTGACGGTGGCGGCGAGCTTGGCGCCCTCGTCGTGCAGCCGCTGGCCAGCAGCATCGGCGCCAGCAGCGCCAGCATCAGCCGCCTGGTGTTGTTCGTATGCATGGGCTCTCGCCTCCTCCTGCGCCGTGGCGCGTCGTTGTTCTTCCTGCCGAGCGCCGCGCTCGCCGATCACTTCGGCCAGCCGGTCACCGCTGTCTCGTTGCGCCGATGCTTGGCCAGCCTCTGCTCGCTCAACCGACCGGCCATGTTGGTATATGCCCCAATAGGAGGCGACTACCAGGAGCACGACCAGCAAGCGCAGCGGCAATGAAAGTTTCGCTACCAGCTGTTCCATGCCGCCTCCCACTCTGGAAGGTCAACCGTTTGCTCGGCCAGGCCGTGGGTGCTGTCGGCGAGATACTGGATGCGGCCGTCGGTCACGAAGGAGTGGCAGACCGTTTCTTTACTACCCATGCGGTACCGCGAAAGCACAGACGGCGTGAAGGTCGGTGCGTCTGCATTCTCGTTGTACCCCCAGCGCGGGCCAGGGCCGGCACCCACGTTCAGGCTATGCGGCAATTTGCAGCCGAGGCAGAAGAACCACAGCGAGCCGTCTTCCGCTCGGCCAATGCAGCGGCCAATCGTCTTGATGGTCATGCCAGCGCCCTCCGCACGCCCTCGTCGATCACCTCGGCCTTGTAGGGGTTTCCACCGTTCTCGTGCACGATGATGCCCACCACCAACTCGCGCAGGGTCTGCGGCTTGGAGATGTCGATCGAGTCGCGCACGCCAACACCCAGGCGCTTGGCGATGGCCTGGGCGTAGGCCTTGGTGTCGTTCTCGCTTGCAGGCGCCCAGCGGCTGATGAATTCGAGCGGGGTATCGATACCAGGCCGGCCCACCCCGGGCATGCCGTCCTTGCCCCGGTAGTTGAGCAGTAGCTTGGCCAGGGCACGGATACCGTTCTCCGGCTGGTCAAAGCGGGCAAAGCGCGGCCTGGCCACGCCTACCTCCAGCCCGAGCTGGCCCTGCCAGGCGTTGCGGGAATTGAAATCGATGTTGCCCGGGTTGTTATTGCGGATTCCGCGGGATGTGGACATGGTTTTCTCCAGGCGTAAAAAAAGCCCGCACTGGGCGGGCTGCTGAATTGATTGCCGGTTAGGCTGCTGCTGCGGCCTCCAGCAGCATCTTTTCCAGCGATGCCAGTTCAGTTCCGGCGAGCGCCGTGGTGAAAGCGGCGAAGGCGTTGCTGGTCATCTGGCGAGACGCAGCACTGCTGGTGCCGGCTACGCGCAGCGCGCCCATGTTCAGCTCAGGCATAAGTGCTACGGTTTTCACCAGGTCGTTGGTGTAGCTCCACATCTCCACGCCGTCGTAACGGATGCTGATGCGACCAAGATTGCGGTCGAAAATCAGGACAACGGCTGTCAGCTTGGTAGCGCTGAGTTTCTTGGGCCAAGCCCCCGAAGTCGCCTCTGATACAGCCAGGGTGCCAAAGTTGGCCGCCACGGCGCCGGATCCGCCGTTGTTGGAGTACATACCCCAAGGCGCGGGATTGTCGCTGGTGGCACCAGCGGTGGTGCTACCAAAAGCCAAATGATCGGCACAGACCAGTCCGATCGTGAACGATCCCGACGTAACGAACGGGTTCATCACCAGTGCCTGAGCAATCGCATTGACCTTGTAGCCTGTCTTGCCGTTGACCATCGTCACGAAGTTGGCCAGGGCGTTGGAGGATCCGTAGCTGGGGATGGCGAACTGCTCCACCCGATCGAGCACCACGCCGGACTTTGCGCCATACGGGGCCAGGCACGGCCAGAATTTGATGCTTGGGATGTTGACCACCTCATCTTCCGCTTGCGAGTAGTCGATCTTCGGGGCGCCTGGTACGGATGCCGAGCCAGGGGTACGCAGAGCATAGAGGGCCATTATTGAAGCTCCATGGAGAAGGCACACAGCCAGTTGTAAAGGGGTTTGTTGTCGAAGCGGGAGAAGTCCCGAAGGTCCGTGTCTCGGATACAGCCGCGGCGCCCGGCGCCGTTCTGTGGTGAGCTGAGCAGCGGTTGCAGGGCGTACGTAAGCACTGTGCCCGCAGCGATTACAGCAGTTGCAGTGATGACGATGGATGCGCCGTCAGCGCCCATCACGATCGATTCAATGGTTCCGGCCGAGAGCTGGAAGCCCAGCTTGCCCGGGTCGGTTACCAGCGTGGTGTCGGCAGCCAGCCGGCCAATTGGGCCTGGCGTCCCCGCGTTGCCGTTAGGCAAGTTATTCAGGCGCAGCGTGATGACAGCCCCTGCGAGCGTGGCCGACAGCACTTTGAGCGGCTGCCACTTGCCGCTGACCTGGGTCAGTCGCTCGGCACGCGCCTCCAGCTCGCCTGTCTTGATGTAGCCCTCGGCCAGCATGTGATACGTGTCGAAGTAGGGGTAGGCGTACTTCGGCCCAACCATGACGACGTTGGGGTTCTCGTTGTGCGACTGAAGTTGTGCCAATGGAATTGCCGGGATGGTCCCGGTTTCCCCAGTCAGCATCTGGGTGATGTAGGCCAGCGGCGCGATGGCCTGGCCGGTGATAGCCAGGATGTCGGCACGATAATCGCTGATCCACTCCGCCATGATCGCAACGTATTCCGCCTGCGTCGTGTTGACCTGACTTTCGCCATGCACGATGGACAGGCTTTGGACCTGGTAGTCCCAGCCGTTGGCGGCGGCAATGTTCTTGGCTGCAGTGACGTGGGCCAGCGCGTTGTTGTAGATGGTGGTGCCTTTCTTCAGGCCGGCATACGCGGTACCGCCGAGCGCAGAAATGCTGTACAGCAGTCGCGGGCTGATCGAGCTGGTGCGCTCATGCCAGCGGCGGAACGCCAGCATGTAGGAGGTTGCAGGGGTTTCGCCTGCGACACCGGAGACGTACTCGCGGACTGGCTCCAGGGTTGTGGCCCCGACCCAGGATGTAGGGCGCGGGCCACCTGGCAGGGTGAACAGGTTGTCGGTGTAACCCTTTGGCGTGAACGGGGAGAACAGGTTGCCCTTCTTCCCGTCGATCGTGTACTCGCCGTTTGCATCGAGGACCAGGCCGCGTGAGCCAAGGGTCAGGGACTGACCGGTAGCCAGCTTGTGCAGCAGTACTTGACCGTCACGCAATACGCGACCGTCCGTGAGGATCGTGTGCGGTTGCGCAGATCCCGCAGAGCTCTTTAGCGCCCGAACCATGTCGAACGCCACTGCCTGGGCTACCAGCCAAGTTCCAATCTGGGTTAGCTGAGTGGCTCCAAGGGGGTCGTAGGACCAAACCTGATCGCTTACGACCGCCGCCTGTCGCTTTCCTTGAGGCTTCTCGTTTTGCTCCTGGATCAGCTTGGCATCGTAGGTGGCTGACGGAGTGGCCTGGGCAGAATCGCCCGACTGCATCATCACCGACTCGCCGGACAGGAACAGCGTGGCTTGCTGGTATGCCTCAGTCAGGGGCCGCTTGCGGGCTTCAACTGTCTGCACAACCGTGTCACCCATGGTGAGGAAGGCGCCCTGACGAAGATCGGGGCCAAGCGGGCGTTTCTTTTGCACAGGTAGCGTCAGCAGCATATTGCCAATGCTCCAGATCATCGGGGCATCCCCTGTTACAGGGCCTAGGGGTCGTTTTCGCGGAGTGATATCGAGCAGGCTCGCTGGCTGATTGGTGAACCGCACCCACTTTTTGGTGGTGTTGTTCCATGAATACCAGCCATTCAGATTCGCGTCGGGGTCACCGTCGACAACGGCTACAACCGCATCACGCGTCTGCGGGTCTGCATTCATGGCCGCGTACGACGCATACCGCTTGTTGTTGAGGTCGTCGCCGAGGGCGGCAGCCGTGGCCAGCATGTCTGCCTTGGCAGCTGATTCAGCGGCGTCAACAGAGGCAACGGACTCGCCGATGTTTCTCAGGCCTTGATCCCGTGACGCATTCACTGCGGCCTGTGCGGCGGTGACCGTGGGCTCGATCTGCAGCTTTGCGTTGATGACGAGGTTGTGAAGGGCCTGGGGCGTCCACCTCGGCTGCCCAAAGCGGTCGTAAACAATCTCCTCACTGTCGGTCATGTACCGGTCGAAGATCGACGCGTTGTTTATCAGGTCGCGTGGATCGCTCGAGCCCAGTGGGTTTGCGGGGTCAAAAGCCATGTTTTCTCCTGGCACAAAAAAACCCGCACTGGGCGGGTATGCTCGATTGGGTCCGGCTCAGCCGGTAGTCGGTGGCTGCAGCAAGGAGCTACTTGGGCTTGGGTAACTCTTGGTTGACTGTCAGGTCGATAAGCGGGGCACCGGCTATCAGGTCCGGATAGTTCCCCCAGCCGCCTTTCATGATCGGGCGCTCCCACAGCTCAAGGCTGGCCGACAATGACCAACTGCTCTGGCCCACCAAGGTGGGGCCTTCGTAGATGTCCACAAACCGGGCCTTGTAAACGCCAATGCCGCCTGGGACCTTCAACGGACATTCAAACCATTGGCTACCAGACACGAGTTGCTCATCGAACCAGGCCTCGAACGCCAGCGCCTGCGCATCGCTGAATATCCAGCGCACCGCGGCGACTGTTGGAACGCTCTTGTAAAGCCGCCGCTGTACCGATCGCCCGCTGACCTTGTTGGATCTGCGAATCGGGCTGACGGGGGTGAAGCCGTAGCCCTCACGCAGCGGCATGGGCAACGATTTTGGGTACACAACCATGATCGGTCCTTATGTCGGTGCGAAGCCGTCGTCGTCGGCGTAGTAGTCGTCTCGGTACTCGAGCGCTGTGAAGTCACACTTGCCGTCGCTGCCTGGGTTGATCTCGCTCATCATTGCGCTGTAACCCACTTGGGTGGACTCGGCGAACAGGAGACGGGCCGGCTCAATTGACAAGTCCGTAACCAGGTCGAAGTCCAGATCCACCGCAGCGATGCTCAGGTGATACTCACCTACGCGCGCCGGGACCAGTAAAGCGGTGGCTGAGCCGTCATGTCGGCGGATCAAGACGCGGGGATTGGCCACGTTCCAGTCCAGAGGCTCGGTCAGCTCAAGCACCACGCGATCCGCCACCACAGAGGCGCCAACGATCAACGCTGACTGATCTTGTGCCAGGGATATCGTCGGCCAGCGCAATGCGGTCGAAACGCTCGTAACAAAGCGCCTCAAGGTCAGTAGTTCCGGAGTAGGACCAGCGCTGAGACCGATGCTTACGCAGCGCCCGCATACCGATCCGCCAGGCGCGATCACGATCAACCACCCCATCGACGGTGATGGAGTCAACTTTCAGCCCAAGGCTGTCACCAAGCCGGCACGGCACGGTTTCCTCTGACCAAGTATGGGAGTCGACGTACTTCACATCGACACCGTCGAAGTCATCCTGACCAGGCGCCGTGAATGTGGAGGTCAGCTCCTCCTCAAGTTCGTGATTGGTGATGGTTCCGCGCACAGGCTGAACCCCCTCCCGTATCGCGCTTATCAGGCCATCGGTTAACGTCAGGTGACTCATACCAGCAGCAAAGATCGTCTGCAGCACCTCCCTGACTGAAGATGACTCGGTGTACTCGAGGTCGAAAGTTTCACCACGAGGCGTCCAGTGCGACGACTCCATCTCGCTGAGCTTTGGGGTGTCCACTTCATCGGCGGGAATACCCAGACTGCCTAGAACGTGCTGAGCGGCGCCGCTGATGGACCGGCCTGTGGCGTTTTCGTAAAGCCTTTCAGCCACCAGGCTCACGCGCCGGTCGGACTGAGCGCCCAGGCGGTCACCGGTACGAATGGTGGCCGTGAAAATGGTGACACCCTCATAGGCGGCGGGTGCTTCCAGGCGGGAGCGGAGCCCATACCAGTAAACGGTATCTCGCGTATTCCCCCCACTCTCCGGAAGCTCGCGCCTCAGTCGAAACTGCGGGCGCATCCTGTACGGCAGCGTGCGCCGGAAGGTGAAGCCAATAGAGTCTTCCGTGTTGGCCTGCAAGGGGTGCGTTTCGCGTGTCCAGGGCCCACCAATGGCAGCGTCTCGCCACTCCACAACGATGCTGACAGAGCTCCCGCGGCGGTGGCCGTTGCTTTTGTACCAGGCCAGACCGCCTGGCAGGTGGAAGTCGTACTCCACCGTGTCAGTCAGCTCTTGCTCAGGTACGGCCATGAACGGACCTAGCCAGTTCAGGCTCGCCGCCCCGTCAGCGCCCAGGGAGAAGTCCAGCAGGGTGCGCACCGAGAACCCGTTCCAGTTCGTATCCACGTCGCCGTTATCCTTCAGGCGTTGAACTGTCATCGTCAGTCCGTCAATGCCGGTGATGTTGTAGCGGTGCCCCCTGTATCCGATCGACAGTCGTTGCGTACCGTCCTCAAGCCCCCCAAAGGGGGTTCCGTTCTCGTAGTTCAGTTCAATGTAAGCCTGTCGTTCCGGAACACCGCCGGCGGATGCCGAGCCCACGGTGTAAACCGGCGCAATGCCGAAGACAGCCACAGGTGCGTTGGATTGGGACAGGGTGCCGCCGCGGTATGGGCTGCTCGGCTCAGCGATGAGCAAACGGCCAGAATTGTCCTGAGCGGTGAGGCCCATACCCTCTAGCTGGGATGTCACGGTGGCGACTAGACCGCTCATGTTCATGTAATTCGAGGCCAGTGACACGCTGCGCGTGTTCCCGCGATAGGTAATGGTCCAGACCACCGGCGAGGAGCTGAAGTCGTAGCTGGTCGGCGAAGCACTCGCCTGCACTGACGATGGACTGCCGCCCGTACCGGGCACAGGCGGAACATAAGGGGAGTAGCCTGCTACCACCAGGTCGTAATCGACATCCGTGGAGAGCGTCACCTTCATGCCCACAAATGGCGCAAGGTCACTCAATGCTCCAGAAATGCGGTCGTACTCGCCCACGCTGGTCACGGTGTAACTGTTCGGCGTACGCATCGCGATGGTCAGGCCTGGCCCCCACTCCTCGGGAAATGCTGGGCTTTCACCGGCCAAGCTCACACTCAGACCGCCGAGCACCAGAGCATCAGCGATCACCGATGTTCCCCCAGTCGCTGTCGAGGCCGTATCGAGACCAGAGGTACCGGCGTCGGTACCACCGACTTCACCTACCGAGTACCAGTTCTCCGTACGGACATCACCGGCCAAGCTCTCGCCTGGGCCATAGATCGCGTAAGAGACATCGGTACCGAACGCCGCCAGCGGTGTGTCGCCGATCTTGATCGAGCTAGGCAAGATCGCATGCGAGCCAGCGCCAACGCACAGACACAAGCTGGTATGCAGCTCACGCTGATTCACGAAGCGCGAAACCGGTTGGACGACATAGTCCGGATAAACCTTGTACCGCCCCAAGATTTCACGCACCGGCTCGTTGACCTTGGCCGTGTTGGCCTTGGCCGGGTTCAGGTCGATGGTGTCACCCTGCCCTGGCTGCGAGGCGCCTGGAGTCTTCATGGTCATGACCATGATTACCGCGACAGCCGCAATCGCCACCGCCACCCAGGCAGCAACAGCCGCACCTGCGGCTCGCGCCTCGGGGTAGATGCGCAGGTCTGTGTCAGGCTGGACAACGTAACTGCCCCAGGCCTCGACTGGTAGGGCCTCACCATCGACCGTGATGAAGATCGGCTGCTCACGCTCGAGCGAGAACTCCGGCGCCTTTCGACGCAGCCACTCGACCAGGAGCACCGGCTTTTGTATGACGTGCGACTCCAGGGGTTCGCCTTCAAGGGCGCTTGGGTAGACCCTGATCATCGATAGTACTCCACGCGTGAGAAACGGCGCTCGAACCTTCGCAAAGGGGTCAGGCTGACGTTGCGTTTGGGGTTGATCTCGAGCACCTCAAGCGCGCCGTCCAGCTCGAGCACAATGCCTACATGGTCCTGGACCTGTCCGCGATAGGCGGATGCTGTTGCGCCGTGCTCGGCTGGGCAACGAATCGCGGCGGTCTGGATCATTTCCTCGCACGCCCTCACAAAGCCTCCGTCGGCCTTGCGCATCTCGGACCATTCAGGCCACGCGGGAAGCCCAAGGTCGCGGCGCACTTCCAGCACCAGGCCGTAACAGTCGACGTGCGGCCACAGCCTGCCGCCCTCGACGTAAACGCCGAGGTTGTATTTATCGATGCTCATAGGTAGCGAAGCCCTGGAAATTTTCTGAGGTTGTAGGTGTTGCGTGGCCAGCGGGTGTCGAGCAAGTCGAAGTAGCCGGCGGTGATGGAGACTTGAGTAGCGGTGACCGAACCACCTTTGATCTTGAAACGGTGCGGGGCATGTGCCGGCGCGCCAAGATCGTCTGATGTGTACACGCGGTACACCAGCGTCATCCTCCGCTGATCCCGTAGCGCCGCCCGAATGAAGCCAGATGCGATACCGTCGATATTGCTCAAGGCAAACGTTAGATCCTGGGTGCCATCGTCATTACGGGCCGGCAGAGCCAGATCCATACCACATGGTGTGCACGTCACGGCATCGCCCGTTTCCAGGATGACAACAAGATCGTCCCAGCCCTTGGTCATCCAGTAGGTGGTTATCTCGTCAGAAACCTCGAGAACCTCGTGGATCAGCTCCGGCCCGGAGCTCGCATACAGCCTCTTGAGGATGCTCATCGTGCAGCCCTCTTGACACCCCAGCCAGCGGAAAGCGCTTTGGACACATCGCCATTACCCCTGGCCAAGTCGCCCGCGATCTGCCTCTTTGCCTCGCGGATGAAGACCTTCATGCGATCGCCATCCTGCTGTACATCGACCTGGGCTGGGGCATAGTTGTGAACCTCGACATTCATTGACCCACCACTAGGTTTTGAAGCAGCGTCTACGGCATTCACCCGCTGCAGGTACCCAGTGAGGTCCTTGTTTTGCGCCGGGCTTAGTACCCGCTCGCCCCCGTCCAGCAGCCAAGTGCCCTCCCGCGGGATGTTGTCGATGCCGGCGTGGGCCTGCCCGGACAGGGCGGATCCCACACCAGTCATCAACACCCCAGCCGCAGCCGTCGCGGCAATCGCAGCACCGGGCGCGATAGCCGGGCCGACGTAAGGCACCCCGATCATCGCCGTGAAGGCGCTGAGGCCCGCCATTGCAACCTGGGCGGCGGCGTAGGCCAGCAACGAGTGCCCGATGGATTGAATGAAGGTCGCGGCAAAGTCCTGTGCGTTCAGCTTCCCGGTTTCCGCCCACTCGGTAAGCATGTCAGTGAGCGAGCTGAAGGCCGCAGAGCCTACGTCGCGCATGCTGCTGTACAGATCCATGGCTGCCTCAGCCTGGCTGGCGAAGCCGCTGATGAATCCTGCGGTACCGTTCTGCTGAAGCTGGTCGACCTTGTCGTAGTAGTCCTGCTGCTTGGCCAACCGATCTTCAAGCGCATCGGTCAGGATCTTGGTTTCGCGCTCGTATGCCGAGTCGGAAACGTCGCCACCCTCGTGGCGCTGCCGCAGGTCCTCCAGCTGATCTTGGTAGTTCTGCTCGATAGCCAGCAGTTCCAAGGCGCGCTGCTTTACCTCGTCGGTGTCGTAGGCATTCAACAGCGGGGCATCCAGGGCACGCTGGTCAATGTCCAACTGACGCTTCACGCTTGCGCCGAATTCGGATACTGCCTTGTCGTCCTCCTTGGCCTGCTTCAGCTTCTTCAGCGCGTCGAGCTCAGCCGCCAGCCCTTCCAGGCGCTTGCGCTGCTGCGCGTTGACCCCTTCCAGTTTCCCGGCGGAGATTTCGAAAGCAAGCTTCTCGACTTCGGTGGCGTTCTTGCGCTTATCGGTCGAGGTGTTGATCAGCTCGATCTGCCGTTGATATCCCTCCGCCATGTCCTCGAAACGACGGCTGAGGGCCTTGCTGTCCTTGTCACCGGCTTTCGACTCCTTCAGCGCCTTGTTCGCTTTGTCGATTGCCTCAGCGGCCGCCAGGGCCTTCTTTTCGTCATCTGGCGAGAACTTGACCGCGCCGGCGGCAATCTGCGCCCGCAGCTTTTCGACCTCGGTCAGCTTGCCCGCAACCACGGCCTGCTTTTCTAGGTTCTTGAGGTAGGTGCTGCCTTCCTTGTCCGACGCCAAGCGGGAGCTATTCAGCTCCTTCTGCACCGACTGGATGGCCAGCCTGAGCGCGTCTGCCTTCTCTTTCGAGGCGTCGAGCGATGTTTCAAACGGCACGTCGCTCTTGTCGTCGACTCCCTTCTGGAACCGATCCTGCAGCTTCTCGGTTTCCTTGAGCTCAGCCTGCAGCCCCTTCAATCGATCCTGCAACTGATCGTAGGACTGGGTGCTTAGGTTTTCCGGCAGCATCGACCGGGATGCTTGGCGAATGCGCGTCGAGGCATCCTCGAAAGCGTTCGCTGCTTTGCCGGCACCCTCCTCAGCCTTGTCGCCGAAGTCGATGAAGGACAGCGCCAACGCGCCGACGGTCAGGATCAGGCCTGGCCACCCAGCGGCCATTCGCAGAACGCCGCTTGCCGCATTGCGCAGCGCGAGCATTGAGGCCCCCATGGCGGTGCTCGCGGAGAACCAAGCCCCCATGGATGCCGTGGCTGCAATCTGTGTAGCGTTTACTTGTGTGTTGGCGACCGCTAGCGCTTCTTTGGCGACGGTCTGCTGGTTGATGGCCGCAGTTACCTGGGCGGACGTTGCCAGCGTAGTTGTCGCCAACTTTGCTTCGGCAGCCGTCAACTGGTTGGTGATTGCCACCTCAGCAAGGCGCAGCTCTGCCATGCGCGCAATTGATTGCTGCCGACCAACATCTGAAATCTGCGCCTGAAGACGCTGCGCTTCGAGCAGTTTCTCCGACGCGAGTGCTGCCTGAACAGATTCGAGCCGAGCAACCTCCGAGGTGATCACCTGCCGATCGGCGGCTACCTTGGCCTTGGCATTGGCTACCGCCCTGGCCGCAGACTCGACATCTGCTACTGCGCCAGCTTTTACAGCTTCCGCCCTTCTTAGCTCGCCAGCTGCTGCAAGGGAATTTGCATACAACTGCTCCTGCGTAGCCTTGATGTCGAGATACTTGGCACCAGTAGCGCTCACGAATCCAGCTGCGACGCGCGCAAGCGCAACATACAGACCGGTTTTCAGTACTTGGGTAAACGTCTCGACCCCAGAGGCATCCCATGCTGCAGAGACCGAGAGCGCGGTTTGAACGAA